ATCAAGAGAAGTTTTAATTTCTGGAGCACGCATATCTTCATTGACACCCTCATCTTGTAATGTCAAAATTTGTATTTTCTCCTCAGAGTTAGAGAAAACTTTCTCATTAGTAGTTTCATTATTAAAAGCAGCAAGTCAGTTTCTTTCATTGATTGACGACTTAATCAGATCAATGGCACCTAGCTATCCTGGATTTTAGAGGGCTGCTCAAGGACATCCTGGATGGTAATGTTAAATAACACGCCTAATATCTAAATAGCACACATTCAAAATTAATGACTAGGAATTTTCCTTTCGAATGGAGATCACATTTAGACTGCACAAGAGTTTTCCTTCTTTATTTGCTCTTGAAGTTTATCTGGTAAGCAAGAAATGTCAATCTTACGACGTTTTTGTTTGGGATCAACTAGGAAAGCAAGAAATTTGAAACGAGATTTAACGTTTATTAAACGTTCAACACAAATGTGAGCAATTTTATTATCATGATCAATATAAACAAAGCCATTCTTGTGTTTACGTTTCATTTTTTCACAAACTGATGAAGGAATTAGGCCAGCTTGCAAAAGTTTACGCGAATATTCAGAATCAAGATCGAAGTCAGTGTTTGTAACGTGAAGAATGTAATTATTCTTAGATTCCCACAGGGGGAGTTCAAGTGTTTTAGTTTTATATTCTTCATAAGTAGCAAATCTAAAGTTGATCTTATGTTGGGTACATTTTCTTTTAAAAATACGAACGTAGAATTCAAACACTTCTTTTGAATGAAGTGAAAGTTCACGCATGCAAACATCTATGTTTGCTAAGAGAATGTCATGTTCTAGTGTTCCTTTCTTTGTCCATTGTGGTATTTCAAGAATAACATCTATATCAAGTGGAGCAATATGTCGATTAGCTACTTTATCTTTTATAAATTTTCTTTTGAGATAACCACATTCTGAGAGATCCTTAACAGCAGCGAATTGCATGTTCTTTGACTCATCAGTGTATTCATGGCCAATAATTTTAAAAGATTCACTAATAGTATTCATGTTAAACCACTCAACAATAGATTCACTTATAGCAATAAGATTGTCATCTCCATATGCTACCATAGCAACATACAGATTGAAAAAATGCATTGTTGCCAATTCAGGACAATGTTTTCGTGCAATGAGGATGTATACGATGCGCACAATAATACTATTATAAATAGAATTAAGTACAGCAGTCAAAGGACATCCTGATGGTTGAGAGTGGGTACATTGATAGATTACATTTCCATTTATATGAATTGCATTAACAATATTTAGCCACAATCCACGTCGAATTAAAGCATTTTCCTCTCCATCATCATACCAATCATTAATCATATCCAAAATATACCAAAGAATTTGAGAAGAAAGAGAACCATCAAAGTTACTGAAATCGCCAGCTCCAACTTTATTAGATTTAGCAAGAATTTTTCTAGCAATTATATCCCAATCCATTGAAAATACATTAGTTCCAGTTGAAATTTCATTATGATTACGATTGTGCATTATCCAAGCAGCAAATCCAAGGAAGTACATTCTAAAAGCAAGAGTAAAATGAACTGGCCCAGCACAAAATACACGAGTTTTGCCAGCTTCAACTTTTTCTATTGCTCTACGTTCCATTTTAAGAGTATCAGTCCAATAAACGCCAGTTTGAATACCATTAAAAGCATTTTCAATTAAAGTAATAGTATCTTTCTTAATATCTTGTGCTAAAGGTGTGTCAAGAGTCCATTCGTCAAAACCAAAAGCTGTACGTTTACCATTTGGATGATCATATAAATAAGTGTATGGAAAGCCAAGAGAAGTACCACGATTTATAGGAGCAAGAAACTCATCATCCTCTACACCTTTTACAGCTTCTTCAAAGGACAAAACTTTAGTATATTTAGCTTTATCAAGATCACAAACATTAAGATTAAGATTATTGAATACATCATTCCAGCAATATCTATCAATGTGGGATCAATACGAGGAGTTTTCTTACCAAATTTACGAAGACCTTTTTCCATTGGATCAATTTCTCCTCTCTTGCCAAGAATTGTTGGAAGTGTCTTATGTTCCACAATCTCATCAAACAACACAGAAGGTATAATTTTAGTCTTTGAAGAACCAACAACTTTCATATTATCTTTCAAATAACCATGTACGAAAAGTCCATCATTAGTGGGAACTGAGCCAAGCATATTTTCTGCAACATCATAAGATTCACCAAGCAGTTCAACATCACAATAATTTTGGTTACAAGGAGGATATTTAGAAATTGCATCATTTAACATTTCTTGAGTAATCAGTTGAGCAATACCACCGCCTCCACCTTTGAGTCCAGCTACATGTATACCAATAACTTTACGAACAGCACTACCATGACAGATTGTAATCGGAGCACCACAATCACCTTCCTTAGTATCACATTGATAACACCAGTAGTTACGATAGAATGAAGGTACACCAGAAGAATCAAAAGGAATATTACGAATACCATCAAAGAAACCTTGAACATTCCACATAGTTTTCTTACCAAAAATAATACGATCATTCATAAATTTTTCATTAAATGTTGGCATTACAGCTCTATAAGGTCCAGAAAGTGAAGCAATATCATTAGATTGAATGAAAAGTCGAGTCATATCTCTATGGTTAATAGGACATTTATTTTTAATGGGATTGAGGTACACGATGACAGCATCAGCTTCCATTGTGGTTCCATCGGAAAGTTTCTTTTCAACATCTACATGATTATTAAACAAAAATTTAGGAGTTGTCTCACCCATTTCTTGAGCATAAAGGTTAGATAAGAACAAAGGAGTATTTTCTTCAAGAGAACCAGAAGCAATACTATGTTTAAGAAAATGTAAATAATGTTTAGGAAGAAGCATAAAATAACCTTTAACAAAAATAACATTTCCAATTGTTTTCTTATGAGAATGAAGTAAATACAAATTAGATTTAGCAACTCGTGAAATAATTTCATCAGCAGCAGGGTCAGTTAAACTTTGGATAGCAAAATCTTTACCAAGTTCGTCAATAGCTTCAGGTTTTGTTTTATTTTCTACAATAGATTCAACTAACACATCAGATTTATCAAGTACAGATTCAACAAGAACTTTTGGCTTACTAAGTTTAACATCAGCAGAAGAAAATGCAGATTCAACTACAATTTTTGGTTTACTAAGTTTGACATCAGTAGATGAGGAAGAAGATTCAACTGTAATTTTTGGTTTATTAATTTTAACATCAGCAGATGAAGAAGCAGATTCAGTTGAAACTTCATTTGGAGTTTCATTTTTGTCTTGAGTAGGATAAAATTTCCAAA